TATAAAATCAAAAACTTGACGACTACTCTTATGAGCGAGGTCGGCGCATCTGCTGTTCAAAAGCGTGTTCAAATGGCCAATTGGCAAAAGAACTACCAGAATGCAATTGTTATGGATTCAGAGGACGACTTTGATCACAAGCAACTGTCTTTTGCCGGGCTAGCTGAAGCGATGGAAGGGATCAGAATGCAAGTGGCGAGTGATATGCGTATGCCAATCACTAAGCTATTCGGCACAAGTGCAAGCAAGGGCTTCGCTACAGATCAGAATGATATGGAAGTTTACAACGCTATGGTCGAAGCTGAAGTCAGAAATAAAATCAAATATGATCTTTTGCGCGTGATTGAAATCAAATGTCAAAAGCTGTTCGGTTTCATCCCTGACGATCTATCTATTGAGTTCAAACCTTTGCGAGTATTGTCAGCAGAGCAAGAGGAGAACGTCAAAACTCAAAAGTTCAATCGTGTGTTGCAGGCTAAGCAAGCCGGTGAAATCACGACTTTTGAATTCCGCGAGGCGTGCAACAAAGACGCATTATTGAGCATTTCACTTGATAACAACCAAGATCAATTGAACACAGACGATCCTGAAATTGCGGCATTAGTAGCCGGTGAGCCTGACCCTTTAGACACTAAAGACGTTGAGGACCCGGGAGCTAATCGCGAAGACACTCGCAAGCCAAGAGCATGGGAGTTCGACAAAGACCGCAAGCGTGACAACTCTATCGGTTACGACGTTGCAGCTTATGAAGTTGACGGCGGTGACTCTTGGATATCAGAAGGCAGGAAGCCATTTTTCGAAGACCCTAAAAATGTAGATAAATCATTATGGGAAAGAGCGCGTGAGAAATCACAACAAGCGTTCGGAAAAATCAAATGGCAGTTTGTAGTTTGGGCATATAAGCAACTCGGAGGAAAGGTTAAATGATGAACACGGTTATTTTTCAACCAGGAATGACACTTGAAGAGCTAGAAAAACATGCAATTTTGTGCTCGTTTAGATTTCATAGAGGCAACAAAACGGCAACGTCTAACGCTTTAGGTATTGCGATCAGGACACTCGATGCAAAACTTGAAAAATATGAAAAGGATGGCGAAGAGGGCAAAAAGCGCATGGATGAACAGCGCGCTCTAGCTGAAGATTTTTCGCGCAGACAAAGAGGTTTGCCTTCATTGCTTAAAACAGAAGAGCCAGAACAGACGGCAGCCGTTGTTGATATGCCAGTAAAACAAATGCGAAAGGCAAAATGATTACTAGCTCACAAAATGAAATCATTGAGCTACCGCCTATAAAAGAGGACACGCAAGAGAGCGAGGCTTTAGAGCGCGAAATCTTGCGACTGTTCAAAGAAGAGATTTATTATCCATTATTAGCTGAACTGAATATAAACAAAAAGACATTACAAAACTCAAAAGATGCTCTGTTATCAGCAATTAGAGCTGGCAGGATTTCATATTCTAAGGGATCATTTAGTGGCAGGTTCAGCGCTAGTGTTTCTCAAGAGCTAAAGCTTTTGGGGGCAAAGTGGGATCGGAAACAAGGAGCGTGGAAGATCTCACGGCCTGCACTTCCAATAGACGTTAGACACGCAATCTCACAAAGCGAAACTGTATTTGCTGAAAAACTTGCCGGCATAGATAAAAAGCTTGCGCAGATTTTGCCGGATCAATTGGCTTCTAAACTCAAGACACAAAAGATATTTGACACAATGTTGCACAGAGTGAGCAAGACGTTTGCCGAGTCAGTAAAGCGCATTACGGTAGATCCGACTTTGAGTTCATATCAGATTCAGAAGTTAAACGATGAGTGGCGTAACAATCTAGAGTTGAGTATCAAAGATTTCACGACGAAAGAAGTTGAATCGTTGAGAGACAAAATGCAAAAGAGCTACTTTAAAGGGATGAGACCCGAGGCGATGGTTAAAGACATTCAAAAATCGTTTGGGGTATCGGCCAACAAAGCGAAGTTCTTAGCGCGACAAGAGACTAGACTGATCACTTCGAAATATAAAGAGAGCAAGTACGAAGAGGCTAACGTCAAATTCTATAAATGGGTTTGCGTTGCGGGCTCTCCAAATCATCCGGTCAGAGCACAGCACAAAAAGCTTGGCGATATGTCAAAATCGGGTACACTTTTTAGGTGGGACGATCCGCCAGTTGTATCGGGAGATGGTGAGCCAGTTAGACACGGCAATCCGGGCCAAGACTACAACTGCAGATGTTACGCAATTCCAGTCATCGTAAGGAAAAAAACAGAATGATCAAAAATGCAAAAGGACTTCCAAAGGTATATTTTGGCTTGCACATGGTTGAAGGCGTTGCCGAATATCGTGAGCCGGGTCAAGAGCCTTATAGAATCATGGTTGCTGAGAATTGCTTGAAAGAGATGGACAAGACATTTCAAGGACGTCCCGTTTATGTGTCACACGTTGACGAAGTAAACTTAGATAACTTGCAAGCTGAAGCCGATGGTTATGTGATACGCAGCTTTTTTAATAAAGCCGATGGCAAACATTGGGCTGAATTTATCGTTGTCAGCGATCGCGCACACGAAGCTATAAATAAAAAATGGGTGTTATCGAACTCATATTTGCCAAAGCGTTTAGATTCTGGTGGCGAATGGCACGGAGTCGAGTACGCAAAAGAAATCGTCGAAGGTGAATATGATCATTTGGCGATCGTTCCAGATCCTAGATATCAAGAATCTATTATTTTGACGCCTGACCAATTCAAAGAATATTGTGAATCGAAAGAGCAAGAGCTCATGAAAATTGCAAACTCAAAAGGAGAATCAAAAATGAAACTTAGTTTCTTTAAGAAAACGAAAGTGGAAAACGCGAAAGAGATCGACTTAGAAAATATGTCGGTTGTTTTGCCTAAATCAGGTCGTGAAATCACAATCACTCAACTTGTAAACGAAGCGGATGACATGGAGAAAAAAGAAAACGCAGACATGGCTGATGGCGAGAAGCACGTTATGGTTGGCGAGAGCAAAATGAAAGTTAACGAACTTTTGAATGCTTATGAAGCTTGCAAGAATGAGCTTGAAGAGATGAAGAAGAAGAGCGCTCCGGTTGAAGAAGTGAAAAACGAAGATGAAGCGATGGACAACGAAGAAGACAAAGACGACAAAAAAGAGAACAAAGAAGACGAAGAAGCGAAAGCCAAAGCTTTGGAATTAGCAGCTCACGAAGAGAAAGAAATCGAAGAAGCTAAAAAGAAGAATGCAAAAGCTAATTTCGAGAAATTGAAAAACGCTGAAAGCAAATCATTAGAAATCAAAGCGACTGTTTTGGACTTGCCAGACGTTCAAGTAGCTCGCGGAAAATCAAGATACGGTTCAAATTAATAATTTAAAAGGAGATACAAAATGCCTATTACAGCAGGTGCAATCAGTTTAGTTTCAAAAAGTCAGACAATCGCAAGCTTGTCAGCTACAGTGGCGACAGGCGGAACAGCGCCATACACTTATCAATGGTACAGATCAGTAACCACAGGGTTTACACCAGGTGGCGGCAATATCATTTCTGGAGCTACCGCGTTGACTTTAAACGATAGCGGTTTGATCCCAAATACAACTTATTATTACAAAGTAATTGCAACGGATTCTGCAGGCTCACCGGCTTCAGTAACCTATTCACAATTAGCAGTAGCGACCGACCTTCCAAGTCCAGTACCGAATCAATTCACAATTGCGCCATTCTTGGGCATGACTGACATGAGAATGAACACCAACACAGTAGCAGTTCAAATTGACGCTTCTGAAGCTGGTACTTCATACGCTGGACAAGCTGTTAAAATCTATGACAGTGCTGGCGGCGTTCCTAAAGTTGTTAAATGTTCTGCAAACTCAGACGATGTTTTCGGTTTTATCAATTTTGATATCAAATCTAAATCATACGTTGCGGGTGACAAGTGTGAAATTTCTCAATCTGGAAACGTAATCTACTTGTATGCTACTGCAGCGATTGCACGTGGCGCACAAGTTCAATTGGATATCTTAACTCCGGGTGGTGTTGCTCCTAAAACAGGTTCAAGCGGTGCTGATCTAGTTGGATATGCTTTTGATAAAGCGACAGTTGCAGGCGACCTAATCAGAGTAAGATTGGCTTCACCGTCATTCTTAAAAGCATAACAATATAAATAGGAGAATTAAAAAATGAAACCACAACCAAAAATTGTAAACTCAAAAGGTGAAGAGATCATCTTGAATTCTAGAGAGACCAAATTGGCTAATAGCTTGGAGCGCAAATTAAATGCTTTAGGTTATGAAATTCCAATTACAACTTTGACCACGATCATGAAAAAAATCACTGAGCAAAAGTTTTTCGAAGTTGCTCCGGCTGATTACCTTCCGGTACGTGTTGGCGAAGGCGCATGGTCTTCAAACTTAGTGACTTATCGTTCATTCGGTATGTCTGACGGTTTCGAAACTGGCGTGGTCAACTTGGGTGGAAACAATGCGCGTCTTGCTTCAGCAGATGCAGGCGTAGACAGTGTTACTGTTCAAGTTATCAACTGGGCAAAATCTATCGGTTGGTCAATCATGGATCTTGAAATGGCTGCTAAGTCTGGAAACTGGGACTTAGTATCTAGCAAAGAAAAAGCACGCAAAAAAGATTGGGATCTTGGAATTCAAAAGATTGCTTTCTTGGGTCTTGCTGGAAACAACGCTTCAGGCGGTTCTTGCTTAGGTCTTTTGAATCAGTCTGGTATCACTAACAACACAACTACTATCACTAAAAAAATCAGTGATATGAACACAACTGAGTTGAAAGCTTTTTGTGGTGCTGTTGTTGAAAAATA